ACTATTTCCGGCTCGGTTCCGCCGCCTCCAAGCTGAACTATTCCGCGCCGGAGGATAGCGAATGGTTCGAGCGCTTCGCCGTCACCATCAACGGGGAGGAAGTGGTCCGCTGCGTCCCTTGGCAGCCACCATCCGCCAGGCTCTCACCAGAACTCGTCCTAGCTCTTGTGACGGCGGTCGAGAAAGGCACAAAATCAGGCCCATACTCGCCGCAACTCGGCAATACCGACCGCTCGCTAGGACCGATCCTCGAAACGCTCGGCATCCTCGCTCCGATCGCCCAGCGCAAGACCATCCGCGAACTTCTGCGCCTCGGCCATGTGGTCAAGGCCGAGTGGAAGGAAAGTAGCCATGGCGGCACCAGGAACCGCGCCGGCCTCAGATCACCCGAAGGATTACCCTGCAACTATGAGTGGCAACACATCGGCGGCCAAGTTGGCTGATACACCCAAAAACTTGGCCGCAAACTTGGCCGCAAGTTGGATGCGGCCAACATCTTTCGGTGCCTCCTACGGAGTAAGTTGGCCGCAAGTAAAATGCGGCCAACTTCTCCCCCTCCGGGTGAGGCACCGCGCAAACTTGGCCGCAAAGTTGGCCGCATCGCAACCGTGGGTGGAGCTATCTAGGGTTGAAACCGACCGAAGCGCCGCATGACCCTCGCCAGGATCGTCCGCAAGTTCCTCGCCGCCGCCATCGGGCCGCAATCCCGTGGCGCTAACATCGCGGTCGGCCCGCTGGTCTGGGATATCAACCCGGGCCACGACCGGCGCTACTGGTACGTCGTCATCGCCGCCGAGAAGGCCGGCAAACCTGTCCTCACCCAACTCACCAGCGCTGACCCGGATTGCCAGCGCGCCGAGGCGCTGCGCGCGACGCTGCTCGCGGAACTCGCCACACGCCGTCCGCCGCTCGTGATCCACGCCTTCGACGACGAACTTCAACTCGCCGGCTTCTGCAACACCATCTGGCCCAGCGCGCGGACCAAGCGGCTGGTCGCGGATATCAAACAGGAACGAGGCGCCGCATGATGACGCACTTCATCCGCTGGCTCCGCTGGCGCTGCTTTCGTATGCGTAGGTGCGCGTTCAGATGAGCGACGGCTCGCAAGCCTCTGCTAGTGCTGGCAGAAGCAGATCAGATGCACGTGCCCGATCAATAGCGGCGGGCACAGCAAACCTCAGACCGTGGCAAGCTGGCGTCAGTGGCAATCCTGCAGGGCGTCCGCCAGCGCTCGTCGACATTGCTGCGTTATGCCGCGAGCATGGTCCGCGTGGCGTTCAAGTCGCCGCAGCATTGATGGAAGATCCCGATCCAAAGATCCGGCTCGCAGCAGTGATCGCGCTGTGGGATCGTGGTTTCGGCAAACCGGCGCAGACCGTTACCGATGCAACTACCGGCGAGAAGGTCACGTTCCTGCATCTCATTGCCGCAAGGTCCATCTCCGATCAGATCAACGGCGATCGCGTGTTTGAGGCGGAGCATACAGACGTAGATACAGCGCCGAATACGCCACCGAATCTGCTAGAGCCGGCGCTGGAATAGCGATGGCGCTCAACCTGCAACACCCGACTGAGCCGTTCGACTGGGCCAAAGCCATCAGCGCCAGCGCCAATCCGTTCGACACCGCCATGGCGCGATACGTACGCGCGCCGATCGCATTCGTGCGCGAAGTGCTCAAGGCTGAGCCTGATAAGTGGCAACTCGAAGCATTGCGCGCGCTTGCCCGCGGTCACACTCGCATCAGCATTCGGTCGGGACATGGCACCGGCAAGAGCGCGTTCGCGGCGTGGGCGCTGGTGTGGTTCTGCAATACACGCGCACCGTTCAAGGCCGTAGCTACAGCACCCACATCGCCGCAGCTATTCGACGTGCTGTGGCCCGAGCTGCTCAAGTGGCACAAGACGCTGCCGCCGGCGTGGCAGCAACTCTGGGATCTGACATCGGATCACCTGAAACTAAAGGCCGATCCCGAGAGCTTCGTCACCGCGCGCACCAGCCGACCGGAGACACCGGAGAGCATGCAGGGCGTCCACAGCACCAACGTGCTGCTGGTGTGCGACGAGGCCTCGGGCATCGCCGAGCCGGTGTTCGAGGCGGCGGCCGGCAGCATGAGCAGCGCGGGTGCGACCACGATCCTGATCGGCAATCCGACGCGATCGACCGGGTTCTTCTGGCGCACCCACGCGACGGAACGCGGGCGATGGTTCACCATGAAGGTCAGCGGCCTGGATTCGCCGCGCGTCACCAAGGAGTTCGTCGATGAGCACGCGCAGCGTTACGGACTCAACAGCACCGCGTATCGTGTCCGCGTGCTGGGCGAGTTCCCAGAGGCCGACTCAGATACGTTCATTGCCGGCGAGTTGGTCGATCAGGCAATGCAGCGCGATGTGGCGCTTGATCTCACAAAGTCGGAGATATGGGGTCTCGATGTGGCGCGCTTCGGGGATGACTCGTCGGTTCTCATCAAGCGCCGCGGCTATGTGGTGACCGAGCCGCCCAGGGTGTGGCGGCAGTTTGATACCATGATGCTCGCGGGCGCGGTGAAGCACGAATACGACCTGATGGGCCAGAACAAACCCGCACTGGTAGCGATCGACGCCATCGGCATCGGTGCCGGCGTGGCAGACCGGCTGATGGAGCAGGGCGTGCCGATCCTGGCGGTGAACGTCGGCGAGGCACCGAGCACGACTGGGCGCTATGTGCGGCTGCGCGATGAGCTATGGGGCCGCGGCCGCGAATGGCTGGCCTCGCGGATGTGCCGGCTGCCGCGTGACGAGCAGTTGCGCGATGACCTGGTGGCGCCGCGCTACACCTACACCAGCGACGGTCGCGTGCAGATCGAGAGCAAGCAACAGATGCGGGCGCGTGGGCTGGCATCGCCGGATCGCGCCGATGCGTTCCTGCTGACGCTGGCGGAGGCCGGCATGATGGTGAGCAGCCAGTCGGATGCCGGGCTGTATGCGCAGATGCCGTTACGGCCTAGAATAGCTGGGATGGAGTACTGACGATGTCGCTCCTGTTGCTGGTTCTGATCCTGTTCCTGCTGTTCGGCGGTGGTGGCTGGTACGGCTACCGCAGCGGTTGGTATGGCGAGCAGCCGCTGCTGCTGATCCTGGTCGTGGTGGTGTTGATCGTGGTGTTCAGCGGCGTCGGCGGCCGATACCTGGGGCATTGGTAGGTATGGAGGACTGAACATGACAACACGGCGGAAGATGCTGTTGCTACTGGCGGGGTTGCTGCTGCTGCCGCTCGCCGCGACAGCGCAGTATGTCACGGGCTTTGGAACGCTGGCGGCGACCAACGCTTCGGCGTCGATATCGACGATGACGCTGGGGCCGAACAGCGCAGCGTGGCCGCCGCCGCAGCCGACCAATGTGTATGTCAGCAACGCCACCACGTCGGCGGGGCTGCTGTATGTGTGCCCGCTGGGCGGGACGTGCACGGTAGCGAACGGGATTCCGATCGCGCCGGGGGCGAGTTACGGGTTTGCCCGGCCGGCGGGGGCGATGACGGTGATTGCCGCGACGACGGCGACGGTCTGGACGCAGTGGTGATCCGTCGCCGCGCATTGCTGGCAGGCGCTGCGGTGGGAACTGCGAGTGGTGCGTTGGCGCAGCCATACGGACCGGGGCCGGTGCTGGGGCCGCTGGTGGCGCCGGCGCCACCCGGCACGGCGGGGAACCACGGCCCGCGGCCGGCTGGGGGAGGCGCGTCGCTGGACCTCAACCTGCTGGCCGGCCCGCTCGATCCGCGGATTACCTTCTCCCGCGCCAGCATCGGCACGTATTTCGATGCCACGGGTGTGTTGCAGACCGCGACCGCCAACACGCCGCGCTTCGACTATGACCCGGCGGCGCATACGGCGCTGGGGCTGCTGATAGAGGAAGCACGGACCAATCTCCTCCTGCAGAGCGGTGATTTCAACAATGCGAGTTGGTCGAAGAGTCAATGCACAATCAGCGCAGCAGTAGCAGCACCGGATGGAACAACGACAGCACGAGGGATGATTACGGCAGCGGGTCAGTTGGGGGCTATCGTTCAATCCTACACGACTGTTGCTGGTACGGCCTTAACTCTGTCGGTCTTTGCCAAAGCAGGGAACCGCAACGCGACTCAGTTGCTGATTTCCGCGGCCGCGTTTAGTGATGCCAGCGCTCGGGCGTTCACTTTTACACTGACAGGCAATGGCTCAACTTCTTCTGGTAGTGCTGGTGCGACGGCAACCATTCAAGCGGTCGGCAATGGCTGGTATCGCTGCATCCTGACCGCCACACCGGATGTTTCGATAACGACGACCGTTCATGCGCTACGTGATACGGCTAATGGCGACGGAACCACGATCCAGTTGTATGGTTGGGGCGCGCAGCTAGAGGCCGGTGCATTCGCCACGTCCTACATCCCGACCACGGCTGCGACGGTAACCCGGGCAGTCGATGTGGCGACGATGCCAACGGCGGCGTGGTTCAATCAAGCCACGGGATCGCTGGCGGCAGATGCGATTTGGGTTGTCCCCCCATCTGGTCCTAACAACCGACTGATATCTGAAATCGACGATGGGACAACCAACAACCGAGTATATTTAACTAATCAAGCAGGCGGTGCGATAGTGTCTATGGGACAGATTATCGGCGGAGTGGTTGTCCTCCCCAATATTGGAAACCTGACACCAGGCGCCGTCGCCAAAATGGTTGCGGCATATTCGCCGCTACTGCTGGTCGGGTCGATGAACGGTGCCGCTGTGGTATCCGCTGCGACCAGCGGTGTGATGGCAACACTTACAACTGTCAGGTTTGGAGGCAGTGCTATCGTCGGCTCAGCGCCCCTTAATGGTTACATCCGCCGGGTGCGCTATTGGCCGCGTGCATTGTCCAGCGCCGAACTGCAACAGGTCACCATGTAAATGCCATCGCTGCTCGATCCTGACGACGACCAGCGGACGCTCGGGCAGACCGGCGCCGGGCTGCTGCGGATCGGGCAGTCGGACGCCGACCAGGGCGCGGCGCTGGCGGACCTGTATCAGCGCGTGACGGACTACATGGACCGGCAGTCGCAGCAAGCCGATGTGACACCGCGCTGGGATGCGGACAATCCGGTCGGCACCGAGACGACGCAGACGCTGCGGCAGGCGACGCCGATCGTGAGCCCGGAGCGGTATCAGGCGCACCAGCAGGTGCAGCAGGCGATGGAGCTGGCGCCGACCATGGCGCTGCGCCGGGCAGCATGCGCGCGCCGATTGAGGTCAGTCCAGGGCCTGTCAGGGGCGTAAGCAATATTGTCCGTTTTAGTAAAGACGCGTCGGCCATTGACGCGACATTGCCGGACGTGCCGGAGGGTCACACCCGGCTGTGGCGCGGCAATCGCCCTGACGAAGTTGGCGCCAACCCGCAATTCACCAACGATCTGCAAGGGATTGCCTTACCGTTCCGCGAAATGTACGGCGGCCCGATATCGTATGTCGATGTGCCGACAGTTAACCTGCCCAAATATCTTCAAACCGTTGGGGCTGCGCCCGATGCAGAGTTCTTGCTGCCCGGTGAGTTGGCTGCCAAGGCGACGGCGGTGCATGTGACGCCGACGCTGCCGCCACAAAAGGGGAACGGGACATGAGCGGCACGCAGGGCACCCAGACACCGCTGCCGGCGGGACCGATGCGCCCCGGACTGCCGGAGATTGGCGGTATCGGTGGCGCACAGGGCATGCAGCCGGGCGCCGGCGGGCTGCTGTCGCCGAGCGCGTGGCAATCCAGCCAGCCGCCGCCGGTGCCGCCGTTACGCGGGCTGATGCGCCCGACCGGGCAGCCGCCGGGCCATGACCAGATCTTCGCCAACCTCAGCAAAGGGCCGTCCGACACCACGCTGCCGCCGGACAGCGACGACAGCCTGCCGGGAATGCTGCGCCCGTATGCCGCAGGGCTGCGCCCGACGCTGGTGCCGACCGCGTCGCCATGGCAGCAGGAGTTCGTCTATGAGCGGCTGGGCAAGCCGGACAGCGAGATTGCCGACATCGCGCGCTACTATTTCAAGATCGCGCAGAACTACGACACGTATCTCAGCCGCGAGCGTATCACGGCATCGCAGTATTACGCCGGCCGGCCGCTGGGCGACGAGGAGCCGGGCCGCAGCCAGATGGTGCTGACAGTCGTCAGGGATACCATCAGGGCGACGCTGCCATCACTGCTGCGGGTGTTCACCGGGGTCGAGGACCCGGTGAGCTTCGAGCCGATCAGTAGCGAAATAACTGGTGACGACAAGCTGGCGACCACGCTGGCGCGGCAGGCGACGGATTATTGCAGATGGGCGCTGTTCACCTGCAACCCCGGCTGGCAGGTGCTGCACGACGTGCTGCTCGATGCCCTGACGCGCAAGGCCGGCTGGGCGCGGTGGCACTGGGGCAAGCGCGAGGTCACCCGCACCGAGGTG